CTCAGTTGAGGTCTATTGCTTTGCAGGGTTATAGGCATGGCAGGATGAATGCTCAGAGAGATGTTGAAGAAGATATTGATGTTGAGCCTGATATTGATGCTATGCTTAATATTGGTGTGAGGACTCATGCTTTGAGTGAGACCACCATTGCTAGAGCCAAAGGTGGATTGGCTTTTGATGCTCAGAAGTTACAGGCTGAGATTGATGCAGCTATCAAAGGTGGAATGAGTGAGAAGGAAGCTTTGGGGCAGATCGAGGGAAGGGTTAAGGGTTTGTTTGAGGATAACTTCAAGGATTGGGAATTAGAGAGATTGGTTAGGGATCAATATTTGGTTGCTACTAAAGAGGGGAGAAGAAGTGGTTGGCAAGATGGTGGTGTGAAGTTCAGGGTTTGGAGGATGCATTTGGATAGCAAGACTGGTGATGATAGTAAGAGAATGAATGGTCAGATTGTTGGCATTGATGAACCTTATGTTGATCCAAAGACTGGTGACAAGTATATGGTCACTCATATCAGACCAAATGACAGGTGCTATGAAGAGCCATTGTGGGAGATGCCTGAAACTAAGATGAAGAAAGGTTTGGTGTATGAGAAATCTTTTGATAGTGTGTCTATGGATGTTGAGAAGGTGTGGACAGAAGAAGCTAGGAAGAAAGCTTTGGAAGCAAGAAGATCTAAGATGACTCCAAAGGATTGGGAAGAAGTTAAGAGTTTTAGGAAGAGCTTGGAGAACAAGTCAGGTGAAGAGCTGCAGGCACTATCAAAAGGTGTCTTGGTTGGGAATGGTATTGTTAGGGAAGCTGTTGGTGATTGGTATCAAGGAGTTGAGATGGAAAAGCTTGAAGCTCATGTGACTAACTTGTTTGGGATGAGTGAGGGGAAGGCTAGGAAGGAGAATGCTCATAGATATAAGCAGAGTAAGTTTGGAATAGATCGAAATAATATGGTTAGCTTTTTGAAGATGAGAGCTTGTACTCAGGCTTTTTTGAAGTTAGCTTATCCTGATAGTGGTGTGGTGACTGTTTATAGAGGTGTTGATGCTGATACTTGGGAGAAGTTTAAGGACAGTGGTTTGGGCAATAGTATTGAGTTTGATACTTATAATGTGAGCTGTTGGACTACTGATCCTGAAGTTGCTAAGAATTTCTTGAGGAAGCAAGGACATGGGATTGTTGCTAAGGCTGATGTGCCTAAAGAGCAGATTGTGCTACATCATGTGATTGGTGATGCTCCTTTCCAGAGTGAGAGTGAGATTACTGTGATTGGGAATAAGTTTAGTGCTGAATTGTTTGATGTGATGGATAAAGGAACAAGTGGAACTAGAAATGAACAAGGAGTTGAAACTGAAGAAGAGTCGAGAGCTGCTGATTATGAGAGTAAGGTTGAAGGGAAGAAGCAGGTTGAAGCTAGGATGTTTGGTAAGAGAGGAAGAGTTAATGTTGATGTTGAGAAGAGTAATTATCTGTGGTTGAGGGAAAATAGAGGTAGTTTAGGTCAAGAAGTGTGACAAAAGGCTTTTAGAGAGCTTGTATGGGCTTTAAATAAGGCTCGTACAGGGCGAATCTTTATTAAGGGGTAGTTAGATATAGTAAATTAGTTGTTAATGCTCTGTGTGGAGTTTTAGGACAAGGTGTTTCTGTGAAAGAAGATAATTGGAAAGATAAAACTAGTTTTAAATGTGGCACATGTATGTACTATGTGCAGAAAGATGGCACACTTGGTAGGTGTAGATATAATCCTCCTGTGGTTGTAAGCGGTTGGCCAGCAGTTTATGATGGTGACTTCTGTGGGCAACACAAGATCGATCCTGAAAAATTAAAGGAGTGATATCGTGCCGTTTGCTGGGTATGAGGATTTTGATGACTGTGTGAGGAAGGTCATGGCAAAGAAAGGTTGGGGCAAGGAAAGAGCTTCTGCTTATTGTGCTGAGATTAAAAGGAAGACTGAGAAAGATGTAAGTTGGAGTTATGGTCTGACTGTTGAGAAACTTGCTGGTGATGCTGACGGCAATATTTATGTTGCTGGTTTTGCGAGTAATCCTGATGAAGATGAGGATGGAGAAGTCATGGACATGACTGCTCTTAAGAGTGCTTTTGATGACTATATGAAGAATCCTGTTGTCAAGTTCATGCACGATAAAGCTCCTCAGTGGAAGGGTGGCATTGGTAAGGTTGTCACTAAGTATATTGATGTCAATGGTGAGACTCATGAGACATCTTTTGGTCAGAAGCCATACCTTGTTATCAAGCTCTCTAAGGGTTTGCCAGGATGGATGGTAGAAGTAATAAAAGATGGAACTTACAAGGGCTTAAGCATTGGTGGCAGGCTTGCTAAGAAGGTGCAGAACAGGTTACTTGTAAAGAGCTGGCTAGAAACTAGCATTGTTGATGTACCGTCTGCAAAGGGTTCATTCTTCAATGTATTGAAGGCTGCAGGAACCTTTGAAGATGATGAGACAGGTATTAGTACCTTTGAAAGTGAGGAGAAGCTTAAGACAGCCTTGAGTGAACTGGAGATTTATATTTTCAAGCACACAGCTTCTGATAGTGTAAGCACTATCAATAGATGGGTTCATAAAGCTGAGATGAGTGCTGAAGATAAAAGGGCTGAGAGAAAGAAGCAGATTGATGAAGAGAATATGCTTTGATGTTCATTGCCGCAAGTGTGGCTTGATTAAATTTTGTGAGGTAAAAAGATGTCAGAAGAGTTAAGTAAAGAATACCTTGACGGTATTCAGAAGAGTGTGTCTGATGTAGGAGAGCTTCTGAAAGGTGCTCCTACAAAGGATGATATTGAGAAGTCAGTAGCAGATGTTGCTGAACTGAGTGGAAAGATAGAGAAAATGCCTACAGAGGAAGCAATTGGTGAGCTTATTAAAGCTGCTGTGGATGCTGCTGTTGGTCCTCTGAATGAAAAGATCGAAACACTTGAAAATAGTAAGGTGATTAAGGGTATGCAGGACTTTGACTTTGCTAAGTTCAAGGAAGATGGCAAAAAGGCTGAAGAGCCAGAAGATGAAAGTGTGGTCAAGAATGCGATCGCAGGTTGTTATGGAATAAAGGGTGAGTAAGATGGGTTTTGGACAGATTGGTAAAATTGACGTAAACAGTGTTTACAAAAGTTCATTTGGTGACATTCCAGATGAGACAATGTACTCAGGACCATTACAGCCTTCTGTAATGAAGATGCCTGATGTACAGAAGAGTGTTGAAGCATGGCAGACAGCTACTTTTGGTAAGGCAGCAAATGTTGGTGCAGCTTCTGGTGCTGGTGGTTATGTACCTATGCCACTTGCTTATGATCAGGGTGTTGTGGATATCACAAGAAGGTTCACACCTATTAAGGCTCTTATTCCAAAAGTAACAAATCAGGGACTTACAGCAAACTACTTCAGGCTTACTGCAAGGGGTAGTGCTGATTGGGGAGAAGAGAATCCTGGAATCACAGAAGCAGATGACACAAAGGAACTTCTCAGTGCATCAATCAAGTATTGTAGGGTTGTTGGTAGGGTTACTGGTGTAGCAGAAGTTGCTGGTGCTCATTTCATGAGTACGATGCAGAATGAGGTCATGAACAAGACACAGACACTCAATGAGACAATTGAAGATACTTTGATCAATGGTGATACTTCCAGTGATGCGAATGAACCAAATGGTCTGATTAAGCTTCTGACTGCGAACGACACAAATCTGAGTGGAGATGTTCCAACCCTTGAAGATGTTGATACACTTGTCAATGATTGTTTCGTTGATAAAGGTGCACCAAACCTTCTGATCACTGATCCTTACACAGCAAGCAACTTGAAGAACCAGATCATGAATACTGTCAGGTATCAGGATCCATACACTCAGGTAGCTTGGGGACTGCAGGCACTATCAATCAACACTGTTGTTGGTGAACTGCCTTTGATAGTGAGTCAGTTTATGCCTACTGGTTCTGATGCTAAGAGGATTTTGTGTGTCAATACAAACTTCCTTGAACAGAGAGTACTTCAGGATATCACTTTCCAGAAACTGGCCAAGACTGAAGATGCTGAGAAGTTCATGCTGAAGACCTACATGACTTTGATCAATAAATTCCCTGAGGGCATGGGTATGCTCTACGGATGTGACTAATCTTTGTTGGGATTAATCCCAAATATTTTTTTGAAAATGGAGTGATATAATATGGCAGCAGCAACAAGTATAACAACTGAAGAAGTAGTTCCTGGACTTTGTGGTAAGCTTGTGAAGCTTGAATTCACAAAGGCTGGAAATACAGATACTGTGACAGTTCCTAGTGGAATGGGATCAACTGTTATTTGGTGTGATGTGAATAAGAAATCTGATCTTGTAAAGGATCCAGCAACAGCTGTGACTGATCTTACTGTAACACTCAGTGCAGGTACTGGTGTTATGGTTGGACTGTTCCTTCTGGAGTGAGGTGGTTTCAGATGGGTGATGCTGGTGGAGTAACCATCAAAGAAATTCAAATAGGGAGCAAAGCTCCCTGTCCACTTATAGCAAATGTTGATGGAGATCACACACCTTTGGGGACTGTTTTGGATGCAATGCAAACAAGTATTGAAACTGCTCAAGCAGCAGTTGATGTAATTGAAGCCTTGGCAGCAGGTTCAGCAGATGGTTTGAACATCAAGAGGATTGCAAGAGCAACCTATGACTTTGCTGTAGATGGTGGAGCACAAGGAGATATTGGTCTTGGTGAAACATTACCAGACAATGCTGTCATTGTGAGGGCATGGTATGAGGTTATCACAACCCTTGAGTCAAGCACTGATGCTGCAACAATAGCACTGACAATTCCAACTGATGATGTAGCAGGTATTGTAGCAGCTACAGCAATCAGTGCAGCAACTGATTGGGATGCTGGCAATCATGAAGCAATTCAGGATGGTACAGCTGCTAATTTCGCTGAGAAATGTACTGCAGCAAGAGAGATTACTGCCACTATCGCAGTAGAAGATGTGACCGCAGGCAAGTTCATCTTGTTTGCCGAGTAT